CCACCTCGCCGCGCACCTCAGCGGGTACGACGAGCTGGCCCAGTGCTAGTAGAGCTGCGAGCATCATTGTGGGTTTATCCCTGAGTTGCGTGGTTGCGGTCTGCACCCTAGTGTATCGATTTTTGCGCTGATCACCGTGGCAGTGTCTGCGAGATCGTGCTGAGTAGATGAGATGTCCTTGATGCTGCCCTTGAGCTCTTTCAGAAACTCCCGGTGATCATCTCTCACCGGGATGAGAATGTTCTGGGCCAACCACCAAGCAGCGGCACTAACTCCGCAGAGCACGACGTAGAGCAGCCAGACGTGGGGCCCAAACGATCGGCTAACCTCATCCATGACTCTCTCCTAGTCGTGAGTTTTGACAACTGGAACATGGTCGTACCGACCGTCAAATATCTGCGGATAGATCTCGAGCACCTGAGCCTCAACCTCAAGCCGCTGAGCTTGAGGCAGCTTACGTCCAAAATACTCTCTGAATTGTGTTATATTCCAGCCCATCTCGTATGCGCCGATGAGATAATTTCTCATTTTGTCATTGAGCGTCAAGCTGTATGGGACTGCGCCAAAACGTGGGAAACGATGGCACCAACCAAGCCATGGTTGATACAGCACCTTGCCGTTATAAAGACGAACTTTGTCGTGAATATAGATTTCTTCGCCAGCGAATCCCTTGAAATGCTGCGAGAACTTGGGCCAATCGGCTCGACGCATGAACGATAGAGCGCTGCCATGGGCATGCACTTCTCGTGTCTCGCTGACCGGGTAGCGACTATCGACGAGCCATGTGCCAAAAAAGTCGCCACGCAACTCAGGGCTTAACTCGGTGGCGATGATGTTGCCTGCCTCGGAGCGTAGCGGCCCGACCCACATATCACGACCGACTGCGTCAGCACGAGCCGCGGCCACGAGCTTGCTCACTGCACCAGGAGCGAGCAGCACGTGGCAATCGACAAGCAGCACATGCGAGCCCTGCGCATGTTCCCACACGGAGTTTTTCGCATGCGCTGGGCCCAATCCCTTGGGGGCATGCACATATCGAGCCTGCGCATTATTGCAGACACCGCCGATCTCGCCACGATTAGGCTCGGGGTGATCATCGACTACCAGCAGCTCCACGCCTGCGAGGTCATGGTGCATGCGGAGAGATGACAGGGTCCACCAGACACCCTGCGGGTCGTCATAGGTCGCCATGCCGATCGTTAGGTCAATTGCCATCTGCTATTCTCGGTGCGTAGTCATCGCAGGAGACGCAATTACGTGCGCTCTGATCCCGAGATGATATCCTACATCGCTCATGTCTACCACACTGATGCAGGATTGCCAGTGTGCCGCCACATCCGCATGAGGGCTTAGCCTCGAGTTGCTGGCCCAGATGAACGCAGGGCGCGCTCATATGAAGCTTAATTTTGCGCAGCATCTCGAGCTGCTCAGGCGTTGGCCCTGCCGCTGGCGGCGTTGCGCCCGTAGTCGTGACGCTTGACGCCACGGTGGCAGGATCTCCGCCCCAGAGCTCTCGGTATCGAGGGTCGTGATCGTAGAGCCAGCAAAGTCGGCATCCGTCGCGTGGCGATGTGTGGTTGCAGGGTTTCATGACTATTCCGTAAGCACAATGTTTATTGATCCAGTGCCAGTCATTCCATAATTAACATATTTACCAGTGCTTGGAACCGATGCGCACAAACTAGATATTGATAAACTATTTGTTACATTAATTGGTTTATTACAATTTACATATCCGCTACCAAATTCTAAAGTTACACCTGAGTTGTTCGGAAAATCTGTACAATAGTTTCGACAAAGTCCAGATATTTTTTGCTCAACAAAAATACTAAGGCTTAATGAAATTTCACAACTTGGAAAACAGCCATTTGAAATAGAAACTCCAAGTAACACGTTTACATCGCTAGAACATGAATAATCTGGAGACCCGCAAGAACTGTTCATTGCTTGATAGCCATTGCCATTGCAAGATGAAATATTATATGCTCCTCTTGAATTGGTGCAAGATCCTAGGCTTGCCGTTTTTATTGGACCAAGGGTGTAATATGAAAACTTTTCACAAGATGCAGGGTCAAGGATTGTTCTTCCGGTGTACTCTAATTCTAATGTAACTCCATTAATACATGGCCATATTCCATTTACATCTACAAATGTAGCGTATATCTTTTTTGAATAAATTAAATTAGAGCAACACCGATCTAATGTTATCGGACAACAATCCGCATTCCCGCAGCATTTTGTACACGTCAACCTCTTACACGCTGGCGTAGCCGTCTCTCCATCAGTCGTGCCATTGCTGGCAGGATACGAGCACGAGCAGCCCGTCGAGCATGTGCCGTTACCACCAGAGACCTTGATCCATTTTTGCAAGTCAGCGTACCAGCGCCATGTGCATGTGCCGGTGCAGGGCTGCTCGGTTGTGGTCGTCGTCGTGGTCGATGATGTCGTAGTGCCGGTGCTGGTCGTGGTCGTCGTTGTGGGCGGCGCGGTGGTTGTCGTGCTGGTTGTGGTGGTAGTCGAGGTTGTGCTAGTCGTGGTAGTCGTTGGCGACGATTGGCAAAACGAAAACGCTTCTTGGTTTGGATATTCTCCCGGCTCAGATGGAGGATATCCGCAATAGCATCCTTCGGCGCACAGGCTGGAGGTAAGCACCCATGTTGCGCCATTCCATGTATACGTACAAAACAAATCGCATGGCGTCGTCGTCGTGCTAGTTGTCGTGCTTGATGTCGTTGAGCTAGTCGTGGTCGATGATGAGCTGCTTGACGACGAGCTGCTCGAGGTAGTCGTGGTCGGTGGCGCAGTGCTAGTAGAGCTGGTCGTAGTCGAGCTGGTAGTGGTCGATGATGAGCTGCTCGACGATGAGCTGCTTGATGAGCTCGAGGTCGTTGGCGGCATTGTACTCATCAGCCACCCCCGCCAGTCGAGGTAGTACTAGTCGTCGTCGGTGCCGCGGTACTGGTCGTCGTGGTTGTTGTGCTACTAGTCGTGCTGCTAGTCGTGGTGCTTGTCGTCGTCGTAGTAGTCGTGCAGAAATACGCCCCCGGCACACATATCGTCGTGTACTGAGGTGTGATGGTGCCGTCGACACAGGAGATGGATGACACGTAGTCATAGCTGAGGATTGCACCGCCACCACTGCCCGAGAGATCGATCATGTAAACCGCATCACCGCTTGGCCCAGTGCCCGCGTAGCGGCCAAGGTATCTCTGCACTGCCGGAGTGCTGCCGTTAATGTCCTTGATTTTGATAGCCAAGCCATCGACCCATACGTCGGTCGATGACTCATACTCCATGATGTAGCCGGGATAGAGTCCTGATGTGGGCGTTGTCGAGGTGACACGAATCACATGCACCGTAGGATAGCCGCTGCTCGTGATCGGCTGCCCGTTGCGGTTGCGATTGTTGAGGTTGCCCGCCTCATAATCACGCAAGAGCGTGGCGAGACGTGCGACTGACTGGTCGTCTAGGAGATAGCCTGCCATTGCCTACGGGCCTCCTAGAGTGATGGGAACGTGACACGCGGGTAGACATGGAACGTGAGCGGGATGGGCGTACCGCCAGCAGCCAGTGGTAGACCTGCACCGTCGAGATTGACCGGCACCGTCACATTGACGCCGTTGATGTCGATTGGCTTTCTTGCCCCGCCAGATTTCTTGAACATGCCCATATCATTGACTACATATGCCCATCCGTTAGGGCGATACTCAAACACGAGCGACCAGCGCCAATAGCTGACGTTGTTTTCATACACCAGATTGGCGCTAACGCTATTAAGCTTGACGAGCGCAGTACCGCAGACGTATGGCCCGATGGTGTAGCTTGCCGCGTTGATGCTGCCGATTGAGCCGATCCATGCGCCCGATGGCGAGTCGACCGAGTTAAGCCCTACTGTAATCGTGGCCCCGCCCTTGACGATCTCGGTAGCTGGCAGGAACGGATCGTCTGCGGAGTTCTTGATGAGGTTATTGCTGCGATCATACGTGACGCCAATCGGGTATGCGACCGTAGCAACGCTGTAGTCTCGAGGTCGGGATAGCGGGCTCTCGACACGATCCGCAGGTGCTTGCCCTGCCTGCTGCGTCTCGACCGCAGGGTCGCCCGATGGTGCGGATGCTGCCGATGGCGCATCGATGTTGTATCCGTAATTGACCGAGATCCGCCAGAGCGTAGGGTCGCCCTGATCCTGCGAGGGGCTGATGCTGAGGCAGTAGGCGTCAGTGTCTTCGGGATAGGCGGAGAATATCACCGGCAGCGATGGATGAGATGCGGCATACGCTGGCCCGTACGTAGGGTCATCGGTGCGCACAAGGAACACGCGGGTATAGGTGCGATTGAATTTCTGATCGACCGATGCCGTCCGCCCTTCGGCGACCTCGCTGAACAATTTATACGCCATGTCGCCTCCTTATTTGGGTATCACTAGTGTGCCGGGCTTGATGATGTTTGCCTTTTCGGCAGCGACGACAAGCCGCTCTTGCAATTTTGTTTGCGCCGCGTCTTGCTTAGCGGCCTCCTCGAGAGCCAAGACGATCATCTTCTGCGGGTCGGCTTGGGCGTTGGTCATCTCCATGCGTGCCCTAATCTGCGCCTCAGCAGCACCAGCAGAGCCAACGACAAACGCCTGGGCGCTGCCTGCCTGAGCTGGGGCGAACTGTTTGACGAGATCTTGCAAGGCTTTGCCAGTGACGCGGGCTTGGGCGGCTCGCAGCTTGTCGGCAGACTCTTTGCTGCCCTTGGCTGCCTGCGCCATCATTGTGTCGAGATTGTCGGTCATCTCTTTGAATTTCTCGGTGATCGTCATGTTGTTTTTGAGAATACTGGCAGTCATTTTTTCGTTGTCTTTGGTCGTGTTTTCTATGTCAAGCCTAGCTCGTTCTTCGGCCTTTGCCTGCTCTTCAGCAAATTTGGCATTGAGCTTGAGTTGATAGGCAAGATTCTTAGCGTTGACCGCGGCCTCCTCAGCACTCACTCCCACCTTGGGCAGCTCGTCATTGAGTTGCAAAAACGATGACATCGCAACAATTAGAGCAGCGCTTGATTTTGACGATATTTCTTTTTCAAGCTTGATCTGGGCGCGTACCTCATCGCCAATCGTCATCTGCCCTGGCCTATTCGGATCAACACGCGGACCTTTGACTAGATCTCCAACTGCCATAGTCATCGCCTTGCCAATCTCAAATGGCGCAGTAACGACTCCTACAGCAGCGCTGGTTGCTACTTTGCCTGCGGTCATGCCTTGATAATCCTGCATCAATTTGCGGATGCCAGCGACTACCTCGTCAAACATGCCCTTTAGTTGAGTAATGCCCTCGACCAGTTTATTGACCACGTCTTTGGCAATCTGCTTACTTGATTCAAATATAGAGGCTAGTCCTGCTGCTTTATCTTTCGGATCGACCACGGGCAGGAATGTCTTAGCAATCTCCTGCACGACCTCTTTGATGCCTTGAAACGCACCCTTAAGAGCGGAGAATGCTTTTTCTGGTTGCAATATGACAAGCATCTGCTTGCCAATTTCTGTTAGCAAGTCGTTGAAACCAGATGATAATTGCCGTAACTGGCCCTCGAACGATGCGCCAAACGCATCAGCAGTAGCCTTAGCCTCGCTCGTATTACTTGCTCTAAATACCGCACGCACTGCCGTGGCGCTACTAACTGCACCATCTTTCAGCGCATTCAACGCGTCCTCGACCGAGTAGGCATTGCCAGTAACTGCCTCAAGCTCTTGAGCCAATGCCTCGAATACTCGTAGGCCACCCTTCTGCAATGTTCGCAGTGGGCCATCGGTGGCGATTGCCGCTCCACGTATCTCAGTAATTGCGCCAGCGACCGCATTAGCGCCAGCAGCCCCGCCACCGAGTATCTCGATGGCGTTGCCAGTCTGGGCTAGGATAGTTGCTGCGCCTGCCGTGCTCATGCCAGCAGCCGTGAATTGCTCGAACGCCTTTGCAAGATCCTCGAGCGGTACGCCAGTGTTACTGCTGATGTCTCGCAGATCCTTGATGACCCTGGTTCCATCCTCGACCGATTGCGCCATGTGCTGCGCGCGTATCGTCATGGTCTCAAGAGCGCCACCCATTTTCAGAATTGACACGCCAGCTTGTAACGGCATGCCAACGAAAAACGTGAACACGCCCTTGGCCATGTCCAGCAAGCCTTTGACATCGTTCAAAGACTTAAGCCCTAGCATTTCTGATATGTTGATTGGCTTGACTTTGGCGATCGCCTCGAGGCTCTTCTTCGATTTGTCTGCCGTGTCGCCTACGGTTTTCAAGCTCTTGCTGGCATCCGCGGCCCCCTTGGTGACCTCGGAGCCCTGCCATGCCATCTGTACTGAGAGTTTGGCGATACTAGCCATATGCCTGCTCCCGTGTCATGATCTTGGCCCCGGTCTCTACCAGTGCCGTCAGTGTCGTTCGCTCTGCCTCCATCTCTGCGCAGAGATCTCGAGGCATGAAGTCTGCTATCTTTGCGCCCTTTGACCACGCTGCCATCGGTGCCCATGCCGATAGTGCATGTTGTAGGTCGCTGCGGTAGTAGCCCCATGGATCGAGCCGAATGAGTGCGACCCACTCGGCCAGCTCTGTGCTACTCATCCGCTCCTCGATCTCGCCGACCGTCATGCCGAGATGGCCAGCGAGCCGAAACAGCACCCGCCTAAGCGGGCGCTTGGCTAGTTTTTTTCCACGTCCTCAGGCCTGAGCCCTACCAGCTTGCAACTGGCGTCCCAGAGCTTATCGACGGTGTGAGCAGGCAGCCCGCTCACGACTGAGATCTCGTTGTCGGCAAATAGTCTCACGCCCTGCTCATCACAGATCGTGAGTACTAGCATGCGTGCCCTGATGTTCGCATACCTTGCCGCGCCCTCATGCTCGATCTGCCAAGCGTCCCATTGGTCGCGCTGGCCTGCCGTGATCTCTCGCAGGCACACATCTCCGCCCCACTCGGGCACGGAGATAGTAACGATCTTTGGCTTTGCGCCTGCGAGAATAGCTGCCTTGTCCAGAGCCATATTAGTTGTCCTTGTCGCTCAGTTGCAGAGTGACCGTGTAGCGCAGTGCTTCATCGGTGGCACCGATATCAGGATACCCGATCTCGGAGATGTAGCCATCATAAACTGCGAGCGTGTCGATGTTAGCCCCGCCCAGATCAACTGTTACGCGGGTGTGAACTTTGCTGGTACGGCGAGTATTCAGCACGGTGAGCAAGTTAGTGGCGGTCGCTGTATCGTCGAGGTACAGAGTAAACTGCACCGTGCCTGGGTCATGGCGCACGGGTATACGCTGCATGGTCGTATCGCTCAACGCGGTAACGTCCGCAAACGTGGTCGATTTCGCATTAGCTGCGATGCTGACCAGCCCGCTGAGCGCTGCGGTGGTTCCTACTGTAGATGAGGTCAGCGTTGCATATGCTGCGGTGCTGCCCGGCCCGAGTACATTTGGCATATCGAGACTCCCTTACTGGTATGTGCCCACGATGTCAATTGTCGTGAGCCGAGCTAGCTCGTCGGTCCCATCTCCTCCGAGCTCGGATTGATCCTGCGCCTCTTCGATGCGCCAGTGATGGATGGTGGTAGACGACACGGTATGTCGTCCCGGTGTAGCCTCGATCTGCGCTGCGATCCACACTAGGACGCCCTGCGCATCGGATCGTGTCTCAGCCACTGCTGTGAGCGTTACGCGCTCCGTGATGACGGCAGGCGTGCCAGCGAGCAGCATCTGACGCTGAGTGCTAATGCCCTGATAAACGACGTAGGGCAGCGACGAGCCCACTGGCGCATTCTCCGGTGATATGCCGCCGGGCACGGTCGTTGCGTAGTTGGTGCGCCCAACGAGATAGGTGCGCAGGAGCTTGCCTAGTGCGCTCATGTATCACCTATGTCGGGTGTGATTTTGCCCTTGCTGATCAGGTCATCGATGGCGATCTGTAAATAGTCAGTCGTAATGCCTGAGATCTGCCCGCTATTGGAGTCGAGTGCAGGGCGGAGAAAGGGCTTAGGGCTAACTCTTATTCGCTTATTGGACGCCCAAATTTTGGCGGTAAATCCATTTTCCACCAGATGCGCATACTTGGAGGGCTTTATTGTGATCGTGACATTGCGCTGCGCAATCTTGGCCGCGGTCGGCTTGAAATAGGCGATGAATACCTTGGCCTCTGAGCCACGCTTGGGCCCAACGATGGCATTGACCGCGCCTTTGCGAGTGGTGGCCACCTTCACGCCAATGCTCTTTTTAAGCGCTTGGCTAGCGCCATACATACGTACCAGTTCTTTGCCGACCTTTACCGTCTCTTTTCTATTTGGTGCTTTGGCCTTAGCGGCTTTGGCTACTTGTCCGCCAACCTTGCGAGCAGATCTGCGCAATGCGGTGCGGATAGCGACCGGGAATTTCTTGAGATTAGACATCAGCTCGACTAGCCCGTCGATGTTAAGAGCGCTCTTGATCATGCCGCCACCTCGACCGCCGTGATCTTGAGGTGCTTATTGACGCCGTCAATAGTAGACAAGCCTACGATATTAAGCTCGAGCGATCCGTACGTCATGCGATGGATCGGCAGCACATCGGCCCGATAGCGCATCGTGATCGTGTAGGTCGTCACTGCACTCTGCATCAATGCGCTTTGGGGCTCACTACCAGGAGTCGAGACAACGCTGGCCCACACGGTCGCATAGGTGGCCCATGTGCGGATTGCCTGCCCGTATGAATCGACGGCGTCAGTCGGTGACTGAAGAGCCACGCGACGACGCATGTCACCAACTACGGTTCCGGCGGCCATTAGTTATAGCCTCCATCGCTGTAGAGCCTGAGCACGCTATCCACTGCCAAGGGCACCTCAGATCCGAACGATCCAACGGCCTCCCGGTGCTCGTACCAGTGAGCGACGAGCATCATGATTGCAAGGCGCAGGAGCTGCGGGACGCCAGTGCTTGCCGAGCCATACCCTGCGATCCAGTCGATCTCGATTGCCCCACGCTGTAGCGGGTAGGTCGTCGGCCACGTGCCACTGGCGGGCAGCACGAGCAGCGGTGGGTTGTTGTTGAGGAGCAACTCAAAATCACCGGCAGCATAGGTCATCGTTGTTTGATTGCCATCACCATCGTAATAGCGGATGCGTGGCGTGATGTATGCGATGCCCGTAATTAGATTGGCTGCGGCCTCGACTGCTGGCGACCGTGGCAGCTCGATGTCGTAGGGCCATACGTCATAGATCAGTCGGTATGCGGTGTAGATCAGAGTACGGCCCGTGTAGCGCTCGACCATGTCACGAGCTGCGCTGATCATTGCCCCGATCATGGCATCGTCATCAGAGACATCTACGCGCAGGTGCAATTTCGCCTCAGCCAGCGTGACTGGCTCGACGCTACCTCGCGCTAGGATGCTGATGTTCATCGTTTCTCCACGTTCTTTCGGCGCTTATTATCTGCGATGTCTAAAGGTGGAGGAGCCAGAGCTGCTGGCTCCTGATAGGGCTCGGCGAGCCCAGCGCTTACGAGCCGCTGGGCGTCATCGCCAATAATATCCAATACCTCACCGGGCATGTAGCTCACGAGAGTGCCAACACAATGGATCAGTATTTTCAATCTCATGAGCTTACCCCACATTAGGATGCTGGCTGAGTGATGCGGACAATCGCTGCGGACTGAGCCACCTTAGCGTCAGAGCGGCGAACTGCCATGAACCCGGTCTGATAGGCATCAGCATAGCGCTCGTTCATGCGGATAATTTCGATATCGCCCGCATCACGGATGTAGTACTTGCTGAAATCGCCGAACAGAACAGTCTTGGCGCTGGCAGCGATCGAGCTGGCCATCGCGTTATTGACGATCACCGGGTAACCGAGCAGCCGCGGTGCGTTGCCGTTGAGCAGGTCGAGGAACAATGGGCGGCTCTGTGAGTCGGCCAGTTGCAGGATGGTAGACCAGATCGACTGGTGCATCATCCATGAGCCGTTCTGCTGGTAGCCGTAGTCGAGTGCGTTGCGGCATGCCATGATATTTGCGAGCGTGATGGTCGTTGTGGTTGCACCAGTAGCGCCAGCGCTCGAGCCGGTGACTACGCCCTGAGGAGCAGTCGTGCCGTTGCCGGTTGCGTGGTCGGTTGCCTCTTTGCGACCGAGACGCTCACCGAGCAGGCCAGCAACTTCGGTCGCAAGATCCAAGCCGGAGTCGCGCAGGAGCTCATTGCTGAGCAGCACGAGCGACTCAGTGCGGTATGCGCCGAGGATGATCTGACCGAACGTCATGTCAGTAGCTGATGGTGCGGTATTTTCCGCGCCGATCGCACCGGGATTGCCCGAGTCGTCGATCGTGGGGAATGGCAGGCTATTACCCGACTCGGTGCGGATGACGCGAGCGACATCACGGAGTGGATTGAAATAGACGATTTTCTTTTCCAACTCAG